TGCATCATCTGGAAAGATGGCAATGTTCTGATTGGTCAGCTAGAAGCTTCGATAGCATTTCAGGGTTCTTTGGTACAACTCAATAACGCTTCAATCACGCCTTATATATCTTACTTAAATAACGAATTGGTAGGCAGGCAATTAGTTGTTTCTGGTTCAATTATTTACACCAACCAGGCCGCTTATCATGCAATGCGCGCTGATGCCATGAGCGGGCGTAAATCGAACTACAGAGTCGAGTACGCTGATGGCGAGGAATTTACGGCAACGTTCACTCCGACAAACTTAGCCGATTCATTCCCCCGAGGTAATGCAGCCAAGAGTTCGTTTTCGCTGCGTTCCAGTGGCGCCGTAACCAGAATTACAGTTGAGTAGCTAAAACAATGGCCGAAATAGAAAAATTACAGGCGTTAGCAAAGGGCACCCCCGGCAATAGTACGGGTGAGGATGTGGCTAATGCGGTAAATGCGCTAATTGATGAGATAGCCGCATTATTAGACAGTGAACAGGTAACCCGCTGGCCTTCTTTTTCAGAAGTTACCGGCATGGTATCTAAAAACCAGTTACCACCAGTTTCATCAAAAGTGAATTCTGTTTTTGATGCGATAGCCGACACAGAATTAGGGGTTGGCGAGTTAGTAAAAACCGTCAGTTACCACGGCGATATAGGTTCAGTGATGCTAGCTAGAGGCGGCAACACTTATCTGAAAATCAGCGGCCAATCTAACACCGAAGACGGTTGCCGTTATATCTACACTAATGATGGGAATACATTAGTAGGGTTATTTCCTGATGGGTTCATTAGACCCGAACAGGCTGGCGCAAAAGGTGACGGTACAACAAACGATGCAGATGCAATACAAGCAGCAAACTCCCTAATTTCTGATTTAGTCATCGGTTTAAAATTTTCAAGCAAAGATTATTTTGTGGGAACCAGTAGTTTTATAATCGACGCCCTTAGAGGGTTTTGGCATGGCGAAACTCAGTCCAGAATTATTTTTTCAGGCGCTCCGTCTGCGGGGTACGGTGTGCAGTTGGTTGGAGCGCCAGTGTATGAGTCAAACGACAGGATGGTAAAAAGCGCGCTGAAAAACATCAGTATCGTAGGTGGCGCTAAAAACAGCGAATACGACGCAGACGCTATACAGCTGTCAGGTGGTACAGCGGCAACCAGAATAAGTTGTTGTTCACTGGATTGGGTGTCGGTACAGGGCTTTAAGCGAACATTTAGGTTTAACGACCACTGCTGGAAAGTGAGCGTAAACAATTGTCGCACCATTGGCGGATATATTGAAACGCCAAGTTCAACGGTTGATTTTGGCGAGTGTATGGTATTACGCGATTGTTTTTTTGCAGACTCAAGCGGTCAATTTTCAAATTTCCGTAAAGGCGAATGGAGATGTTTTGGCACGTCCTTTGATAATCAGCCGTTTGCAACGTGGTCAGACACTATTTTTAGCATGAATCAGTGCCACATTGAAAACCCTAACAATCAATCTACATCTGTTAATTTCGTCGAGTCTAATAGTCTATCTAAAATCATGATTCGCGATAGTTGGATAACTACCAATAACCGAGCGCTTATCAAGCCACCACTAACCAGTAATGCTCCCGACACGACTACGGGCGGTATATTCTTGGATAATGTAACGTGGAACATGAATGGAGACTACGACCCACAAGGAAACGGGTACGCACACAACTATATCATTGGAGGGACAGGAAGAAGCGGAGTTAAGGGGATGCATTGGCTTGGGTTTCAAACCTACTGGCCGCATTTTACAAGTCCGTGGGCTAACCAGATATTAAACGGCGACTTTGAAACTGGTGATGCCGAGGGATGGACGGTTAGAATTATAGATACGTCTGGCGGCACAAACGCTTCGTCGTCTATCACAGCAACGACAACCGACCCTTATAGCGGCACATACTGCGGTCAACTAAGTGCTACTTATGGAGGTGGCGGTGGCGTACAGGGCGGCGAGTTGTATCAGGCGCTATCGTGCAAACCAAACGACCTAGTTGTATTTGGGTTGTACATCAAAAACGATTGGGACGCATCCAATGACGTGGGGCTATTTCAAATATTGGTCTACTTTTATGATGCTGCGGGTAATCAGATTTCAGACGAGTCTGTATCGAGATTAGAGGGGTTACAATCGTCGTGGACGTATCGCTCATCCAGCATCATAGCACCACGGAGCGCATGTAGGGTGGAGGTTGTGGTTCAAGCACTTGCTAGTGTTGACACGCCTACAACAATTAACGCATGGGTAGATGAATTCCATGTAGAAGTTCAGGAGCTTATGTGATGCAAAAATACTTATTACCACTTATCGCAGTGCTAGCTATCTTAGCGGTCACAACTTACTACTTATCATCATCTGATGATAGAGCGTATTACGAGGCGCTAAGCAACTTTATTTACATAGACGATATTGCAGATGAGCATAAAGCGTTTACACGCATTGACTCTGAGTTTCAAGGTGATTGTGAGGACTTCGCCTTTACCCTGCAACTGCAAATCGGTGGGGAAGTGTGGGCGTTCACCCACAACGATAATGTCAATCATGCGGCATTGGTTTTAAACGGGGTTGTTTACGACAGTTTGCGAAAACACCCAATATCGATTAACGATTACCCAAAACACAAACTTTATAAAATGAAGTTCGCTGGCGAACTGATAGCAAATTGACCACATGAGGGCGAATAAATGGCAATTGAAACTTTTGATTACCCAGATGGGACGACGAGCGTAGCGGGGGCGACCCTTCTAGAGGGTGATTATGTTGTCAACAACAAAAAGCTAACAAAGGGTAGCGCCACTCCGAGTATACTTTTCGACTCCGGAAGGGATGGCTCGGTCACTGTTGATATGCACAACACAGGTGTTAGTTTTGCAAACGCATTCATTCTCATGCGTGTGACTGATACTAGCAATTTAATATTGTTCGGTCTCGCACCTGGGGAGGGTGAACTGGGCGCTAGGTGTAGAATATATCTAAAAGAAGGCGGAGTTAACAACATTGTTGCCGATGAGTATTACACAGCGCTAAATGACCCAGACTTAACAAAAGTTTCCCCAGTATACCGCATGACTGCGGTTTGTGATGGTACAGATTTAAAGTTCTACGTAAACGGGGAGCTAGTCTGCTCCGCCACTGACGTTAGCGCCATATCTGGTGACGGCATTGGCTTGCGGGTAGATGATAATGATATGCAGTTTGATAATTACCGCTACACTAGCGAGATTATCACGCCGCCCGAGATTGTTACCCAGTCAGGAAGTGCGCTATCAGTAACAAAATTGGGGCAGATTTTCCCCATTCATTCCCAAATACTTGCGGATGGATATGAAGAGGAATTTTTTCTATATCCAGTTGATGGCTCAACGGTACCAAGCTGGCCTAGTTCCACATACCCCGTTATCGTCTATTCATCACCAGACCACGGAAGCGGGCCAGGCGGTATTTATGTTCGAGTGTGGAACTCAACACTTGGCGCAATAACTGACCCTGCGGCGTGGGAGGAATGGCAAAACGTTTCGAGTCGGCCAGAGTTCGACCATATCACAACAAAGACATGCCCTATTTATGTTGATGATGATTTTGTGCAAACTGAGACGCCAGCAGTTAGGGTGATTGATGGTGTGGTTAATATGCTCTATCACACTCGCTCAGTTTTAGTGCCAGAATATCCAGAAGGTGTGCAAAACACGCATTTGGCAACAGGCACTAACGGTATTGACTTTACTAGGTCTGCAACATCGGTAATTACGTATAACCCTGAATTTGAGCAAGGGGACGGTCACACCGGTTACGCAAAGCCTATCATTAATCCGCTATCTAAGTACCCATATGAATATATTGCCATGGCATCGCATGGCGGCGGGTCAGACGGTACTGGAGGTGCAGCCATATATGGTGCAAACACATGGGATTCTTGGGAGTTTATAACGCTCATAGGCTCATCTACTGACAAGCGGATAGTAGACCACGCCCCCGCAGGCTGGGAGGATGTGGAGTGGGGGGCTAGAATAAACAGCCTCGACAATATCAGGCGCGAAGGTGAATATTGGAGGTGCGTATTTAATTTACGCATAGATGATGCTAATGGCGGGGATACAATCCCATACCTGCCAGTCGAGGTTTTAATTGATGATGAGTTCAATCTTGTATCAGAACCTAATTTATTCATTGAACTTGGCGCTAACGGCGATTTTGACGAGGGGGAGATATTACAATTCATTGAGTTTGAGTATGGAAGTTCACGGTATGGCCTATACAAATCACTACCCCTAGCGGCGAACTCTAATTCCGCTGTTGGTATGGTTGAGGTTTCGGATGCTAGCCGGGATTGGCGACTGTTTCAGACGTTGGCAGAAAAGTCCGGCGAACTGTATTTATCTGGTGATTACGCTGGATTAACAGCGAATAACACAACAATTACGGATGCTGACGGACTGATTAATCTATCCGTTCCAGCTAACGGCACAGACGCGATAGTGACGGGTGCCAGTGTGACGCCATCAAGTCACGGAATAGTTGAACTGTCGTTTAAGCGCCATGGCAGAATGACGGAATCTGACATTGGGGGCATGGTTGGTTTCTTTGATGATGTAACAAATATCCAAAATGGCATAGGTTTGCGCTGGCCTACAAATGCAACAGGTGACGACTACATTAGGCTGGTTATCACGGTTGGTGGCGTTGAGACCGAGTACGTGACAAACGAGGTGCTGAGTCGCTTGGCTGGCGGGTCTGTTGATTATGTAATGTCTAAGAAAAGTTACGGCTTTAGAATTGACGTGGCAAATCGCCTTGTTCATGTGCTAGATGGTAGAGCTGTTGTTTATGAGCAAGATATTTCAGATATAGACTTGACTACTACATATCAATCAGCACTGATTCATTATAGTGATACTGCGGCGCTAGGGAGTGTGGCATTTGAACAGATGCAAGTATCCACATTCTCAAATGACGCTCGCGCATTGCGCCCTATCGCTGGTGCAGGCGCAGACCAATCCGACATAGTGGAAGGTGACGTTGTAACGCTAGATGGTACGGCATCAGCCGCTATCGCCCCAGCTACAATTGCTAGTTATCAATGGGTGCAGACTGGCGGCGAATCAGTAACGCTATCCGATGCGACAGAAGTTAACCCGACATTCACAGCGCCAAATATTGACACAGAACAAACGTTAACCTTTAGTCTCACTGTTATTGATAGTAATGGGTTGTTGAGCGATGCGGATTTAGTTAATGTTGATATGATTGTTACATCAACCCTCACAGCGACAATAGATAGTATTCCTGATGGCACTTACGATACACGCGTTATTGATGCAGATAATGGCCTGATGCCGTTTTTCGGCTCAAAAGAGTGGGCTAATGGTAGCGCAACATTTACGTTGAATGATGTTCAAGTGGGTACGAACTGTGAAGTATTTGCATTAACGCCTAACGATCTGCCGGCGGGCGCTGCTAGGGGGGTAACAGAATGATTCTGGGTAAATGGGGTATGTTAGGCGTTTTCGGTAGCCCACCCACCGAAGATACAGCGTTGGCGAAGTTAGCTATATTGGACTATGAACTTTATTTTCATGGCGAGCTGGTGGCTTTTAAAGATAGAGCGAACAGAGAAATAATTAAAGTAAAGCCATCTAATGGGGCAGGCATCGCTGTTTGCGAAGACGGTTACTTGGACTGGGAAAATAACTCAATATCTAAAATAGAAATACTTTGCAGTGATGGTGTGATTTCTACAGAGGGTGAACAAATAACCGTATCAGAGTCGCAACTAAAAGCCAGGCTAGGAGATCTACCCCTCGAGCCAGGCGCAAATAAATGGAGTTTAGTTTTCTATGTTGATTCTGACAAAAAAGGGATCGTCGCGTGCCATCCTGGTACGAAAAGCTACACGCCAATAAAGTGTTGGAACTTGTAACCTTATACAGTAGTTCGGAAAACGTAAGTTATTGATTCCGTTAATTTCACGTTTTCCGGCTTTCCCCCAAATTCCCCACCTTTAAAAAAGACAAAAATGCGTGTCAAACCCTCTAATTTAAAGGGTTTTCACCCCGCATTCCCCTGAAACTTGACATGGTAGAGGTCAAGACAGGGGGCTAGGCCCCTGTGCTTAAAAACCC